CTTCCCCGGCCGCCCCTGGACCAAAGCCCCCCTCGAGGAGGCCCCCGCCCAGCTCGACCGCCTACTCCGCGCCGCTTTAAGCGCTGAGCAGCCATGACAATCTCGACGTCCTGCCCTTCGGTTCTGAGTCTCCGGAGCACCATTGAGCGCCACATCCTCGATCTCTACCTGACCGACGGTGTAACGCTCCGCCCCGAAGCCGACTGGCCCGGCGTGTACACCCTGCCCTCCGGCGACCGCATCCCCGCGGTCTACGTGGTAGGCGAAGCCATGGTCCCGTCCACCTGGACGGTCACCGGCATCGAGTGCACCATCGACGACGTCCCCGAGATCGTCTCCCCCGGCTCCGTCGGAGCCATCCTGTCCTTCGAGCGCTGGCCGGTTCGTTTCACGAACTACGGCACCCGCAAGGGCACCCGCATGAGCGCCACGCTGCTGAACATCAGCCGCCGCCTCGCTCGTGCATTTCCCCGGGACAATGTCACGTACATGCCCCGGACCGAGGCCACCTACGAGGCCTTGACGGTGTCCATCCTGGCCGCCGTTTTGAACCCCCCGATCCCCTAAGGAGTCCCAATCATGGCCGACTATGCCATCGGGCTGTCGTTCCACAAGGCTCACCGGACCCTCGTCCGCGCCGTGGACCTGACCCCACCCTGCCGCTACTTCGCCACCCGCGACACCGCGGGTCTGGTCACCCTGCCCCCCCTCGCCGCCGGCTCC